TGGGCCTCGCCCACCGTTCGGTTCACGAGCAGCGCCTGCCCAGCGCCACCTGTTTACAGAAAGTAGCAGTTGAAACCGTTTCGGGATACACTAGATGTAGTGGTCAAACAACCTACAGACCACTAGATGTAGTAGACCAAGATGCCTAACCCACCGAAGCCAGCCGAACTAAAGCGGCTAACTGGTAATCCAGGCCGTAGACCCATACCACAACCGGCCGAATACATACCAGGCGGCTACGTAGAACCTGAGCGACCTTTAGAGTTTGCCGGTATGCAACTATGGCGTTCGGCGATGAGCGTTGGCGAACAATGGTTAGCTCGCAAGACTGACACGCAACTTCTACTTTTAGTCTGTGAGCAGATGGACAGGCGAACCGATCTAATCGCCAAGATCCACGAAACGCAAGAATGGCGACTCTATCGAGCGCTACACGATTTGGAAAAGATGATCGCGGTAAACCTCGGCGTTCTGGGATTCACGCCGACCGACCGCACTCGCCTCGGACTTGCCGAAGTAAAGACCGCGAGCAAGTTGCAGGAACTACGCGAGAGATTAGGCGATGCAAGCTAACTGGCCTCCACGTTGGCTAACAGAAGTTCCAGAAGAATCCCTAAACAGCCCAAGAATTGACGCGGTTTTAGAGTTCGTAGATTGCTTCGGTGTCATTACTAAGGACTCCGTAGCCGGTCGAGCAGGTTCGCCGTTAGTTCTACGCGACTGGCAGCGCGAAACTATACGCCGTATCTACGCCGATGATGGCAAAGGCGGGTTCCTTCATCGCATAAGTTACGTCGGTTTGCCACGCAAGAACGGCAAGTCTGCCATCGCATCGACCCTAGCCCTCGCCGATTTATTCGTTCTCGGAGGTCGAGGCGCTGAAATCTACAGCATCGCCGCCGAAAAGGAACAAGCTCGAATCGTTTTTGCGGATGCAAAAAGAATTATCGAAGCTCATCCTGAGCTATCTGAAATAAGCAAGCTCTATCGTGACGCTATCGAAATCCCTTCGACTGGTTCGGTGTATCGAGTGCTATCAGCCGAAGCCTATTCAAAAGAAGGTCTATCACCGGTAGCCGTTTATGCCGATGAGATCCACGCGATGCCCACGCGTGAGCTTTGGGATGTTATGAGCTTGGCTATGGGAGCTAGAGGCAACCGCGCTCATATGGTCGGAATCACTACAGCCGGAACACGTAGCGACCAGCTCGGCGGTGACTCAATCGCCTACAGCCTTTACAACTATGGGAAGAAGATTAGTTCGGGCGAGCAGTCCGACTCAACGTTCTTTATGGCGTGGTGGGAAGCGCCAGAGAACTCAGACCATCGCGACCCTGAAACTTGGAAGATGGCAAACCCAGGTTACGGCGACATATGCGCCGCCGAGGATTTTCTTTCAGCCGTTCGCACAACTCCGGAAGCCGAGTTTCGTATCAAGCGAGTAAATCAATGGGTAAACACAAAGTCCGCCTGGTTGCCGGCTGGTATTTGGGAGGGATTGGCCCAAGACTTCGAGCTTCAACCCGACGATGAATACGTTTTGGGCTTCGATGGATCTTGGAAAAACGACTCTACGGCTCTAGTTGCCGTGATACTTCCGCGAAATGAAGAAGAACAATACAAGGCTTTTCGCGTAGCAAGCTGGGAAAAAGACTTCGCATTAGACGACGATTCTTGGATTGTCGATAAAGCCGAGGTATCTAAAGCGGTTATTGATTTCTTTTTGGCTAATCCGAATTGCCGTGAAATAGTTTGCGACCCGACTTACTGGCAAGACGAGATGTTTCAATGGTCAGAAGCTGGGATGAACGTCCTCGAATACCCGAACACAATAAGCCGAACCGTGCCAGCCACGGCCAAGCTCTACGAAGCCATTATGAATAGCAAGCTAGTTCACAATGGCGACCCTGCTTTAGCTAGGCATATGGACAACTGTATTCTAAAGATAGATTCTGGCCGCGGCGCAAGAATCACGAAGGACTACAGAAACCCAAAGTTGAAAATCGACTTAGCTATAGCCTTACTAATGGCTTATGACCGAGCCAGTAGTAAACTTGAACCAGAGATAACGCCGCAATTCTTTATCTAGGAAGTTATGAGCGACATACTACAAATAGGCGGAGCAGTTTTAGTCACGCTAGGAGCAGGACTAATCTTTATTCCAGCGGGCTTCATCGTGGGCGGCATCTTGGCAATAATTCTTGGTATCAGTTTGGAGCGTAAGTAATGTTCGACCGCCTATTCCAGCAACGCGCGATTAGTTACCAGACCATTTTCGAGTCTGGCGACGATATTGTTTTCGGCAACTACAGCGGAACATACATAAACAAAGACACCGTATTTCAGGTAAACGCGGTCTTTTCTGCCATTTCACTAATTGCAGATACGATCAGCACGCTCCCAATCGACGCTTATATTCGTCGCGACGGCGCTCGCTTCCCATTCAGACCTCGACCAATCTGGGTAACTCAGCCAGATATCAGCATCCCTAGAGAAGCTTTTTACAACCAAGTAATCGTTTCTATGCTCCTCGATGGCAACGCTTTTATCCGCGTGACCTCAAATGCACGAGGCGAAGTGGTGAATCTAACAGTTCTAAACCCTCAGACCGTAACAGTTACTAGAACCGGATTAGGAACTTTGGTATTTACGGTCGATGGTGAGGACAGACCGCTAACTTCTGAGGACATAATCTTTATTCCCGACGTAATGCGTCCTGGTGATCTACGCGGCATTTCAAGAATCAAGGCACTAGGCGAAACTTTTGGTTTGGCTCTCGCGCTCGAACGCTACGCCTCGACATTCTTTGGACAAGGCACAAACCTAAACGGCGTAATCGAGTTCCCTGGCAACTTGAACAAAGAACAGGCCGAGCAACTTGCATCTAGCTTCGATAATCGCCATCGCGGTTGGAAAAAAGGACACCGCACCGGAGTTCTATCGGGCGGCGCTAAGTTCGTATCGACTCAAACCGAACCAGAAAAGGCGATGCTCGTTGAATCACGCAACCAGTCAATCGCTGACGTGGCACGTGCCTTCAACATTCCACCGCACCTACTCGGACTACCAGGCACAACAAGCTACGCGAGCGTCGAGCAAAATAACCTCGCTTGGATTACCCACGGCCTCCGTCCAATTTGCGCGAAGATAGAAGGCGCTCTAAGCCCGCTCCTAAGACGTGAGCAGGGCGGAGAAGGCGCGTTTATCAAGTTTAACCTAGATGGACTAGCACGCGCAGACCTCCAAGCAAGAACTTCCGCTTACTCGACAATGCTGCAAGCCGGCGCGATGAGCATAAACGAAGTCCGCGCACTAGAGGATCTACGACCAATAGGCGACGAGGCTGCTAGCAACCCTCGCGTTCCACTTGCGAACGTAAATCTAAACGCAGCCGACCTAAAGGCTATGCGTGAGCGCGTAACAATGGTTCGCGAGTTGGTATTTGCAGGATTCTCACCAGACCAGGCACTAGCCGCGATGGGCTTGCCACAGATTGACCACACCGGAGTTCCTTCAACTCAGCTACAACCGCTATCACAACTAGACCCGCTAGATCCTAAAGCGGCTTATGAGGTTCAATAATGGCAATAATCAACTCGGCATTTTCAGTAGGAACCGTAGTCGTAAACATCGTAGGGCAGGACGATAACCCACAAGAAGTATCGTTACACAATGCCAGCGGTTCTCATTCAATTTGGATAGGCAATTCGACGGTAACTATCGCCAATGGTTTTCAAATTGAGAAAACAGAGGGTTTACAAATTGTCGTAGCACCGGGAGATCAGCTCTACGCAATTTCCGACGGCGATAGTAGAGATTTACGAGTTCTGATTAGGAAAACCTAATGCCTTATTTTGTTTCGGATTCTAATCCTGGTTGTTCGGGTTGGGCGGTAGAAAAAGAAGATGGCGAAGTAATGGGTTGCCACGCCACTAAGCAAGCTGCTATAGATCAGATGGTAGCTATTTCAATCGCTGAAGGTATGGAGCCTGGTGGCGAACGAGCATTACCTACCGAATTAGAGGTAGGCGATTATGTTTCTTGGAACAATGCTGGCGGTCGTGCTAGAGGTGAAATTGTCCAGATTGAGCGCGATGGCAGAATAAACGTCCCTAATTCTGACTTCACAATTACAGGAACTCCGGACGATCCCGCTGCTCTAATACAGGTTTATCAAAGGGTAGAAGGTGGATGGGAAGATACCGATGTATTTGTTGGACACAAGTTTTCAACACTTACCAAAATCCAAGAATTACCAGAACCAATGGACGAACCCGACGATGAGGATGAAAGAAGGCAAGTAGACCTAACACCTCCCGCATACTTCCGAGCCTCAGCACGTCGCGGACTTCAATGGGTAGATGAAGGTCGAGCAGGTGACGGACTACTACCACGCACAATTCGCGAGGCTAGAGCGATGGCAGAAGGTAACGTAACCGCTGATAAGTGGGTAAGGCTTCGCGCTTTTCTCGCTCGGCATATGGTGGACTTTGACGCACCGGCCGCGAACCCGAATAATGAAAATTATCCAAGTCCAGGCGTAGTAGCGATTGCACTTTGGGGAGGCGGAGGAACGCGTAGATCTGCTATGCGTGCTATGACCTATGCCGAAGGCATCGTTGCTAGACTGGAAGAAGAAAATGAAGGCCGCACGAAAGGCGAAACCTTGAATAAGTTAGAAACAAGAGAGTTCGAGTTCGGTTTAGAACTTCGCGAGCAAGGCGACGAAATGAGCCTTACTGGATACGCGGCTCTATTCAATTCACGTTCGGAAAATCTAGGCGGATTTACCGAAGTAATTGCGCCAGGAGCGTTCTCACGCTCGCTAAAGTCGCGAAATGACATAAAACTTCTATGGAATCACGACACTAGCGCGGTTCTTGGTAGCACTCGCGCCGGCACTTTGAAGCTTTATGAGGACGAAAAGGGCTTGCGAGTAGAGGCTATTTTGCCAAACACAACCCACGGACGCGATGCAAAAGAACTTATCAAGCGTAAAGACGTGACTGGTTTTTCTTTTGGATTCACTATTCCAGGTCGCGGAGGCGATGAGTGGAACGCCGAAGGAACCGAAAGAACCCTAAAATCAGTCAGACTTCACGAAGTTTCACTAACTCCGTTTCCTGCCTACACCGCAACCAACGGAACGGCTCAGGTTAGAGGACTTGACAAACTAGCCAAGCGTGCTGAGGTAGATGCCGATGCTCTGGCAGACTCGCTTATTAAGTTGGAGCAGGGCGAGGAAATTACTTCCGCAGATCGCGACCTGCTAATGAAGGTTATCGACAGCGTTAGCCCAGTAATGCCAGCACCAGCCGAAGAAGTTGTGGATAACTCGCTAGAACTACTAGCCCTAAAGAAGAAGAAACTAGATCTATTAGCTAAGGTTCTCTAATGGCAAGTTATGAGGACATAAAGGCAACAATTCTAAAAGTCGCTGGCAACCCTAGCGCTGGAATTATTGCCGAACTCGCTCACGACTGGGCGCTTGAAATTGAAAAACTAGACTCCGCCTCCCAGCGGTCAGAAAAAGAAACCAGAGTAACCAAGCCAGCCGAAATACGATAACCCCTAATCGTGGCTGCCAAGTAGAAGTTTCTTCCCGCCAGTATTGCTCTTGGTCTGGCGGGTTTCTTTTTGCTTGCACACCGTAGGCTAAACTTTTATTACGGATTGTGAGTTAGCTCTGCCGTTTTAGTCGAGTGTCAGCACCACTAATTCCAACTAACAAATAAGGAGAAGTAAATGTCTGAGTTCATCAAGACACAGCAGGAACTTCGCGCAAACCTCTACGAGCAGGTAAAGGACGTTATCGAGGCTGCTGAAGCCCAGAAGCGTGGACTTGACCAGGCCGAGCTAGACAAGATCGCAAAGATTGAAGCCGATATGGACAAGGCTTCTGAGGCGATTGCAGTTGCTCAGCGTGCCGAGGAGCGTAAGGCAGAAGTTTCCGCAGCAGCAAAGGGATTTATCCCAGCGACCGAAACACGCGACAGCGCCGAGATTTTCCGCGCTATGGCACGTGGCGAGGTTCGTTCACACAACTTCGCGCCAGAAAAGCGCACACTAGTTCCAGCGACTGCAACCGTGCCAGTCGGTTTTCTGGACAGAGTATATGGGCTTGCAAGACTCGTCGGCCCGATGCTGGACGTATCCGAGGTAATCACCCGCACTAGCGGAGAGTCACTTCGTATTCCTACTTACACCGCATACAGCACCGCGACTCAATACGCCGCTGGTTCTGCTATCGCGGAAAGCGAGCCAACCTTTGACAGCATCCTTCTTACCCCGAAGAAGATTGGCTTCATCGTCCAGGTAGCTAACGAGCTAATTGACGACGCTGGTTTTGACATTGAAGCTGTCATCGCTGAGCAAGCTGGTAACGCCATCGGTTTCAAAATTAACGACTTGGCAACCGTTGGAACTGGCTCAACCCAGACCACAGGTGTAGTTACAGCCGCTTCCTCTGGTGTAACTGGTGGCACAACTACCTTCACCGCTGACCAGCTAATCGACCTTCAGTTCTCGCTAAACGGTGCTGCTCGTCGTCTGCCTGGCGTTGCATATATGGCTAACACAACTTCAATGGGCGTAATGCGCAAATTGAAGGACGACGATGGCGCTTACCTATACACGGTAAACGTTGGCGCTCCTGACACCTTTGCAGGATTCCCAGTTTTGGAAAATCCCGCGATGAGTTCCCCAGCGACCGGAGTTAAGTCCGTGCTATTTGGACACTTCCCAAGCTACAAGATCGTAACAACTGGTCTAGAGGTTGCAACCTCGTCAGACGCATACTTCGCGAACGACGTAACCGCATACCGCTTTACCTACCGTTTCGATGGTAACTTGACTCACTCGGCTCACGTGAAGTATCTGGTTCACGCTTAGTCGATAAATAAGCCGGAGGCTCGCTCTTGTAGGTTGGAGCGGGCCTCCTTTATTTTCTGGTATGTTTTTTCTATGACCTACAAACTAAAAGGCGCGGTAGCCATCGCCTCTAACTCAATCGGCTCATCTACTGGATACGGCGTTCAAGGGCAATACTTAGCCGAGCGACTTCTAAAGCACGGCGTAAAGGTAGCCAACTTATCTAACTACGGCCTAGAAGGTCGTATCGACAAGATACGCACGCCATTCGGCGAGGTAAAGCATTACCCACGCGGACACGTTCTTTATTCCGAGGATGTTATGCCTATCTGGGCAAAAGACTTCTTCGTCGAATACCCTAAATTGCCTAACATTCTTTTTACCCTTTACGACGTTTGGGTATACAACAACCTTCAATACGACGGCAACATAGTTAGCTACGTGCCACTAGATCACACAACTCTCCCGCCGCTCGTTGCTAAGTTTCTACTCCGCACGAACGTAACACCTATAACTATGAGTCCGCACGGTCAAAGACAACTCGAAGCGGCAGGGATTGACTCGACTTACATTCCTCATTCGGTCGATACAAAGATTTTCAAGCCAACCGAAACTTATAAGGGTATGAAGATTCGCGAGTATTTGGAAGTGCCGGAAGATGCGTTCCTAGTGTCGATGGTTCAAGCTAACAAGGCCAATGGTCAAATCCACCGCAAAGCCCTGTCGGAACAATTACTTGCCTTCTCGATGCTCCGAAAAGAAAATAAAAACGCCTACCTTTATCTACATATGGAGCCAAATAAGGTATTCGGAGGGTTCGATATCGCCAAGCTACTTAGGGCAGTTGGACTAGATCAGTCTTGCGTTCTAATAGCCGACTCGGATACGCTCCGCGTAGGATACCCTCAGGAGTTCCTAGCTGGCGTTTATACGGCCTCAAATGTTCTCCTAGGGTGTTCCTATGGTGAGGGCTTTGGAGTGCCTGTAATCGAGGCTCAGGCTTGCGGAACACGTGTTATTACGAGTGGCTTTGCAGCTACCCAGGATTTAGCCGGTGCTGAGTCCTGGTTAGTCGGTGGGCAACCCTTCTGGGATGAAGCCCAGCAATCCTTCTTTTCCATCCCATTCGTCCAGTCAATCTACGAAGCGCTAAAAGAAGCTCAGGATGCACCGCGAGGAGTATCAGAATCTTCTATTGAGTTCGCTAAACAGTTCGACGTCGAAACGGTTTGGAATAATTATTGGCTACCATTCTGGAAGAAGCAATTTGAAAACAACGATTAGCCTCCCGCTGGCTATTTGGGGAACTGGCTACGGAGAG